CAGCTTATGGTGCAATCGGTAACAACTGGTTTCGTTACTATAATCTATTGGTTGCAGAAGCAATCACAACCTCTGGTCAGTTATCTATTCGTTGGATTGAAAAGTGTCTTAATGAATATCTTAACAAAATTCTGGGAACTGATAACAAAGATTACGTTCTTGCATCAGATACAGACTCTGTGTATATTACTTTTGACAAGTTGGTTAACAAGTCTTTTGGAACAGAGGGAATGGCATCAGAGAGTGAGAGTGATCTACAAACAGAACGAGTGGTTGGGTTCTTGGATAGATTGGGTAGAGAGAAAATTGAACCCTTTATTGATAAAAGTTACCAGAGTCTTGCTGAATATGTTTCTGCATACGACCAAAAGATGAGTATGAAAAGAGAGGTGATTGCAGACAAAGGTATCTGGACAGCGAAGAAAAGATATATTCTCAATGCATGGGATATCGAAGGTGTCAAGTATAAAGAACCACAACTCAAGATTATGGGTATCGAAGCAGTTAAGTCATCTACGCCTGCACCTTGTAGACAAAAGATTAAAGATGCACTCAAGATTATTATGAGTGGTGATGAGAAAATGCTAAATACCTTTATACAAGATTTTAGAAAAGAGTTTATGAGTTTACCACCAGAAGATATTGCATATCCCAGAAGTTTGAATGGGTTATCAAAATTTACTGATTCTAATCAATTGTTTGCAAAGGGTGCTCCTATTCATGTGAAAGGTGGTATTCTATATAATCATCTTGTCCAGAAAATGAAACTAAGTCGTAAGTATCCTTATATACAAGAGGGTGATAAAATTAAGTTTTTACATCTCAAGTTACCTAATGTTTATCAATCTACTGCGATATCTTTCATAACTCAACTACCAAAAGAACTTGACATTTATGATAAAATAGATTATGATTTACAGTTCGAGAAAAGTTTTGTTGAACCACTCAAGTTTATTACAGACAAAATACTTTGGAGAATAGATAACAGTTATGGTACACAAGGAACATTAGAGGATTTCTTTTGATGAGTGATGAATTATATAATTTACTTAGAAATAATTTAGACCATACAGGTCTACCTGTGATGGAACAAAATCTATTCAAACATACGACAGAAAAATATGGTAAAGAAGAGTTTCGTAAAACACTTGCAGAATTTATTACAAATGAGAAACCACCATATCCACTCAAAAAATTTGATATGGAAAAAGTGGTAGATAATTTTCGTAAATTACAAAGAGTGGATTTCACAAAATATCTAAGTCAACCAGATAATGTCATGGAAAAATATGATGATTACAAATACTCATACAAAGACTATGGTTTAGGTTTGATTGATTGTCCATCAACATTCAATTATTGTGCAGATGCATTTACGAATGATTTGAGAATGAGTTGTGGTTCGTATGGTTTTAAATCACCTGTACAAAGATGGAACGAAGGTGATAATATTTGGGGTGCGTTTGGGCCTATATGGAGAGGTGTAAATAGTGGTCAAGATTTATCAAGAGGAACATACACTATGGCGTTTCGTCTTGGAACATATATTGCGACACAATTCAAACCAGTTGTTGCAAAAACAATATATGAAATGACTAATGCAAAAACTGTATTAGATACGTCTATGGGTTGGGGTGATAGACTTACTGCGTTCTATGCATCTAATGCGACTCACTATATTGGTTGTGACCCAAATCCAAATACCTTTGCAAGATATCATAAGATAATTGAATTTTATGATAAACTTACTGGTGGTAAGAAAACTGTGCAAATGTATAATTGTGGTGCAGAGGACTTGCCTTGGGATGAGATTGAGAATGTTGATTGTGCATTTACGTCACCACCTTATTTCTCAACTGAGAGATATAACGAAGGTGGTGAAAAAGAAGAGTTGCAATCGTGGTTCAAATTCAATGAATATGAATCTTGGAGAGATAATTTTTATTTACCAGTATCACAAAAAACATTTGACTCTTTGAATAAATCTGGTATAATGATGGTGAATATATTAGACCCAAAAGTCAAAGGTAAACGATATCGTTCTGGTGATGAACTTGTAGATATGTTACAACCACATTTTATGGGCCAGATAGGGATGCGTATAATGCAACGGCCGCAAGGGAAAGCTGTTTTCAAAGATGAAGATGGTAACTTTGATAAAGATGCAATGGATGATTTTATGACTAAGATTTACATAGAGAATGTCTGGTGTTTTGGTAAAGATAAAAGTAAAGATTTATTCAAAGACATCAAGAGAGGAACTCTAGAGGATTTTCTATGAGTTTAGAACAATTTTTCACAAGAGAAAATGTAATAGAACCATATCAGTTTCCAAAACTAGTCATAGAAAAATATGATGGTTTTTATGTTGTCAGAGATGATTTATTAGAGGGTGGGTCTAAAAGAAGATTTATAGATAGAATGATTCGAGAAAGTATTGAAGATGGTGTAGAGGAATTTGTATATGGTGGTTGTCCAGCGAATGGATATGCACAATTATCTTTGACTTTGCAAACTAAACAATATAATAAAAAGTCAGTATTCTTTATGGCGAAAAGGTCTATGGACAACTTACACCCATATCAAAAACAAGCACTAGAGTATGGTGCAGATATAAGATGGGTGCCTAATGGTATGTTATCTGTTACACTATCAAGAGCAAAAAAATATCATTTAGAAAATCCAAATAAAAGAAAACTATTACCACTTGGTTTAGAGGAACAAAGAGTTTTAGATGATATAAAAGAACTCGCAAAAACTATTGATTTAGATATAAGTGAGATATGGTCTGTTGGTAGTAGTGGTACACTAACAAGAGGATTGCAAAATGCGTTTCCAAATCTTGATGTCCATGTGGTATCGGTTGGACACAAAATGAGTGATAGAGAAATAGGTCGTGCAAAATTGTATAAGTCTAAGTATAAATTTACTGACGAAGTAAAAGAAGAAGAGAAACCACCTTTTCCTAGTGTACCAACTTATGATGCAAAAGCATGGTCTGTTATGAAAGAACACGCAAAACCTAATGCGTTATTTTGGAATGTAGGTAGATGAAAATAACAATTGCAAGAATACGATCAAATGTGAAATATAATGGGCCTCTTGACCATGTTTTAGATAGTTTTTTTGAGAATTATGTAAAGTGGATGAAACAAAATCCTCAACATGAGTATGATACTTACAACGTATCATTTACAAATGACAGACCTAAAAGGACACCAGAGAGTATAGATTGGGCAGATGTTATCATAATTCCATCTGACTCTGAATTTCG